CAGCATATATGCTAGGTAAACAATACGATTATATCGTAAGGAAAACACCTTTTCCCAAAGGTATTTTATAAAGTACCCTGAATTGGTAAGTACTCCAAATAGGTCAAGCTCCTAACCTGTTTTAAACAGGCTGGTTAATGACCAAATCTAAAGAGATGCACTTAATGCATAAACTATTGTTATAGTTCACTATAACAATGGATTAAATAAATTTAAACCATTCATTATTATGACACGTTTAGAAAATTATGGTCGTCGACCAGAGTCCGATGGAGTTGGTCCGTTGGCTCGCTTTGATGAGTTGGAACGTCAATTATCCGACGCAGTTATTTCTTTAAAAGAATTAACGCGTGATACCGATTTAAATTCTTTTCCTATCGAGGGATTAAAACCCACATTCGATAGAATTAAGATTTTACAATCTGGTACACTTCCATCTTTAACAAAACAACTTAAATTTTTGCGCAATTCGATTGCAACCAGAATGGTTGATAATCGTCGTAAAAATCCTTCAAAAGGTACAAAATCTTCTGAAAATCAAGTTTATCATCTAAATGATAAACTTTATATTCTTAAAGAAAATAACCTTATTGAAGTGACAAGTTCTGATGTTAAAGACGAAGATGACGAATAAAATGTCACGTTCTCGTTCATCAAAGAACAAACCTTTTAAGTCTAGAAGTAATAATAATAATAGATTTAATCTAAATATACCACCATCTAATTTCAAAATGAAAAATAGATGGCTGCATCATTTTAGATCAAAATCTGTTAAAAGTACTATTTCTAGACTTCCTTTCTTCGTCCAAACGGTCTTTGGGGTTGACAAGGAAATCAGTAAAGTCTTTATCATTGACTATATCGAATTTTGGGAAAGAAATGTTTTTCATAAAGGCGAGATATGGACTGTAAAGTTCTGTAAGGAACTTTATGGTTCATGTCTCCGCTTTAGTGTTGGACATTCATTTCCTAAATTCGATTTCTGTAAAACAGGTAAATTCGGTCTTCCACTTTTAGTGAAAAATCTCGTTTGCCTATTAACAGGTAGTCTCAATGAAAGAAGAGCCGCCCTTTACTTATTGCAAATTTATAAACTTGCACTGGTAGAAGGTGAAAAGCCATCTTTGGAGACAATTACTGAGAAGTTCCATAAAACTATCGACTGGACCGATTCCTCATCTGTTGGGGAAGCATTCTACAAATTATCTAAAGATGAATTTGGAGAAGACTTCGCAATAGATTTGAAGAATCGTTTCAATCGAGTAATTGAGGACTTCTTTCCTAAGCAACGACTTAAACAAAGAATTCGAAGATTAACTAAGTTAAATAAACTATATATAACTCCCAAGAAGGGACCAAATGGATTATCTATTAACTCGATCATATCAGATATGATCTCATTAAAGACAACACATTTATGGAAAACTTTAAAGGATTATACTTATAAAACTAAGAACAAAGTTCTTCGCCGTATAATGTTATATTTTGACTTAGTGTCTTTTGAATTTGTTGATGAACCCAATCCAGGTGAAAATGAGTTATTAACTTCCAAGTTATCAATTAAATTTGAAACCGGTGGTAAAACTAGATTTTTCGCCATAGTTGATTGGTTTACCCAATCTGCCTTACAAGGATTGCATTCTCTTTTATTTCAGATTTTATCTGAAATACCAGAAGATGGAACTTTCGATCATTCTAAGATATCAAAATTACTTAGTATTTGGACTATCGATGAATTTAATTCAAAACTAGATTACTCTAGTATGGACTTAAGTGCAGCGACAGACCGTTTACCAAGTGGTTTACAATATCTTATTTTGAAAGAAATTGTAGGACAGAATCTTTCTCAATCATGGTTAAAAATCATGACTGATAGAGATTTTAAGGTACCTGATTCTCAACAATCTTAAATATCTTTGTGGTCAACCCATGGGAGCCCTATCATCGTGGGCTATGTTAGCAGTCACTCACCATATAATAGCTTCCGTATGTTTAACATACGAAGGTACTGTCTGGAAAAGTGGTTTGCCTCCCTACGGGATTATTGGTGATGACATTGCTCTATTAGGTACTGATAGTACTAAAATTTATTCCATTATAATGGGTAAGATTTTAGGAGTCAGTATTAATCCAATTAAAGGTTACACTAGTGCAACCCTAACTGGAGATAATAACCTAATTAAAGATGTCCCCAATAAAGTCGTAGAGATAGCCAAAAGAGTTGTTGTTAATGGATATGAAATAACTCCAGGTAGTCCAAATACGCTTAAAGCTTATTTGGATTCCCCAGAAAATTTCGTATCCCTTATCAACGATCTTCACGATAGAGGAGTACTTATAGATTCAGGGTTTAATACTTTTGAGCTTATTGCTGATCTTGGATTTCATCCAAGACTCGCAATGGAGTATGCTCTGTTTCCGCCTTTACCGGCCCGACCTTTTACAGTCGGGTTCGATAAATCCGCAAAAACCTTCTCAAACTTAAGTAAGTATTGTTGGTATAAATCAACTGATTTATCAGTTGATGATATCCAGAAATATTTAACAAATGAGTTTAAGAAGCGCATACTCTCTACAATTGAGGGTAAATATGATATCTTATTTAATATGAATCATTTTATCTCTCCAATTGAAGAAGGAAAATTAAGCTCGTTAACTCATTCTAAAGGAAGAGTTCTTGCTTTAAGGTCTATTAATAGACAATTAAATCAAGAATTAATCCGTTTTAATGAATTAATTGGTGAAACCTACCCTGTCCCTGAGTCATCCTTCAATCAGATGGCTAAAACTCTTGATAATATATCTGATTTATCAGATCTCCTAGTTGGTATACCAATTAAGACAAACAATAAATCAAAATTATCAAGAACTAGAGCTTCCCTAATGAAAGATCTTCGCAAGGACGAAGAAAAACTTGTTTAAACAAAACAAAACCATCAATAATTATGATTCTTCTTCAAGTACTGTAAATCTTCTTGCTTCCGCAATTGAAGTTAGTACCTCTGAAGAGCTAATCATTGATAATCTTAGACGTAATTATATTACGCCTAATATTATTAGTCTTGATTGGGTTACTAATGATGTAACTAAATCAAGTGATATTGATTAAACCTCGCTCTTCTAAGTTAATAATATATTATTAACTTCGGTAGGCTGGGAGGTTGGCTCAGGAAAGTACCAATATTCCTGACCTCGGGTAAACCCGGTTCTTTACCTAGT